ATATTCCATTACACACCAGAGAAACCAAGTAAGACTTTCTTTGGCTTCGAGTTAGAAGTTGAGGCTGTTCACGAAACCATCAGTCGTGGTGTAGACATTGTTCAACAATACGCAACTGATGAACTGCTGTACCTAAAAAGCGATGGCAGTCTAAGTGACGGCTTCGAGATTGTCACCCACCCCATGACGCACGACTGGGCTATGGAACATTTCCCTTGGGGGATGATAGAGAAACTACGCAGAGCAGGTTACAGGTCGTGGGACACTGACACCTGTGGTCTGCATGTGCACGCTTCTCGTACCTCATTTGTTGATAGGTCACACTTATGGAAGTGGACATATCTTATTAACAAGAATAACAGAGAGTGTATCGAGTTGGCTGGTCGTAATAGTCACTACGCACAATTCTATGGTGTCAAACCCACCAGTGACATTGTGTTACAGAAAGCACAGCCACGAGAAAGATATGTGGCTATCAACCTGAACCCTAAGCACACAGTGGAAGTGCGTATATTCAGGGGTTCGTTACGCATACCAAGAGTTAAGACTGCACTAGATTTTATGCAGTCCACGATTGAGTTTGCTAACAAGTTAACAATCAAAGAAGCAAGTAGTGGTAACACTTGGGGTATGTACCGAGATTATGTCGGCGAGCATGCTCAAAGGTTCGAGAACCTACACTTGCGTCTTAACGCAGATAAACTAACTGATAGTGCGAGTTAGTTTCTAATAGAAAACACAACAAAAAGGAGAGAGTATGTGTTTATTAATGGTAGCAAAACCAAACGCAATGCCAACTGATGACCAGTTGTTATGCGCTTGTTCTAACAATCCAGATGGGTTCGGCTATGCCGTTCACACTGGTAAATCAATCATCACAGGTCGTGGTATGAACCACGATGATGTGATAGATAGGTTCCTCACAGTTCGTGAGAAACATATCAATGGGTGGGCAATGTTTCATGCTCGCTTCACCACACATGGTGAGACAGTGAAAGAAAACTGTCATCCGTTTCGTGTAGGTGGTAGCACAGAAACTATCCTCGCACACAATGGTATCCTCAGCAATGTCAAGATACCAACAGGTGACAAGCGCTCAGATACACGCGTGTTCGCTGAGGACCTACTACCCAAGCGTCTCAACATCTTAGACAGCAAGAAAAAGTTTAAGAAGTTAGAGAAGTGGGCTGGTGGTTCTAAGGTTGCTGTGTTCACAACAGATAGACGATTACAGAAAGCCGTTTACATTATCAACGAGAAGTTAGGTAGTTGGGATGATGATGGTATCTGGTGGTCTAACAGTTCATACAAGCCATCGTATTACACATACACCAAACCTAAAACTACTTGGACATCCTCATATGACATTGCAAAAGGTAATGGTCAGTATGTTCTCAATGGTCAGGATATGACCGAGTTCGTTGAGGAAGGTATGGCATGTAGTTATTGTGGTCACTTCTTTGGTGAACCAGACTTCTTTCACGGATACTGTCAGACATGCTGGGTGTGCATAGAATGTCAGGACTTCGAAGAAAGTTGTATGTGTTACAGACCAGAATACAAAATGGGTCAACGACATGCGTATGACCTAGCATATGATGACAGTTTCTAATAGAAAGTAGGAGGTGAATAAGATGATAGATGAAAACATAGACCCACGCATGGCAATGGGACAAGTCATTCGTGAACTAAGCATGACAGGTGGAGATGTTGATGCCTTTATGGCAAAGATAAACTCTGCTGAAAATAATGTTGAAGCATACAAGATATGTATGGACACACTAATGGAGGTAAGTAGATGAGCCTAGATAATGCAATCACCTGCTGTGGTAGGAGTTGGGGCAGCGAGTGTCAGATATGTGAGGAACAAGCATATCGTGATTACATCCAAGAGATGCGTGACGAGTGGGATTGGGACTCAGATAAAGATGATGAGGGAGGTGACGAGTGATGGAACTATTAGAAAAGATTAACGCGTTCGCAACTAATGTGTTAGCAGAATTTTCTGCTGTTGAAAATGACAGCGAGTTTATTCTAGCATTACAGGAACACGACTTGTACTATGATTTAGATAGAGCAAGTCGTTACCTTGAACACATCAAGGAATACACAGCAGCATATCTTTATGCGTACGAGAAAGAGATGAGCAATGCTTGATATTATTCTGGGTGAGAAAGCAATTGAGGGGAAGTGCTACAATCACCCAGACCCTGACTGGTTTCACATTCCAGGAAACAGTATAGTTAACAAGGCTCAGAAACAATTTTGTCAAGACTGCAAAATTATTACTGAGTGTTTAGATTATGCTATGAGGAATGATGTGTCAGGTGTATGGGGTGGTACAACAGCAGGAGAAAGAGAAACAATAAGAAGAAAGATGGGTCTCAAGGTGATACCTATCTCGTTGAGGGAGGTTGGAAGTGTCTCGTAAAAAGAAAGATGATGATGACGATATTGTAAAGTTAATTGATGAAGTGTTTCCAAAAGACAGTGAAGAGATTATCAAATCAATGGAAGCAACTGAACAGATAACTGATGAAGCGTCAAGGTTCCTACACTTTGATGAGATATGGGAAGCAGCAGCAACACAGATAGAAGCACGAGTTGCGATACTCAGTATGTCTGGTATGCTTGCGTTTGCTGTATCAGAACATGGTGGAAAGTATCTCGACCACTTGATAAGACAAGAGGAAGAGGAAAATGGAAATCAGGAAGGCTGATTGGAGTGGGATACCTACTTCTGTTTGCCCTAACTGTAATTGTACTTGGTTTAATGTTCCAATAACATTTGACCAAGACACATACGAAATAGCAGCATATGGTCTTGATGGTGTAACATGTTGGTCTTGTAACCAGCCCATTACTCCACCAATACCAATCGACTCGAGGCTAGAAGAGATAGAGGAAGAATAATGGGATGGCTTCTTACAGGTGTTTTCGTAACAACAACTTTATTTTATGGTGTAAGTTACCATAAACAAGTTGAGTTAACTATTAAGGAACGCATGCGACCGTATCAATAAAACCCACGCCTGTCGTGGTGGGATAAAGCATTACAAGGTGTTTCATAACGCCCTTTAATGTATCTTATTCCACGAATTGTTTGTTGCTCAATACTTAAACCTTTAGGGGTTTTAAGTATCTGAAACAAACCATAGGCTGATGAGTTAGGATTGTCTGCAACGTTTGACCAATTAGACTCGCGACTAATTAGTTCGTCAAGGCAAACCCATTCATCACCTGTCCACTGTTCATGTTTGACTTTAAGTCTAACATATGAACGAGATACAGTTGATGGCAATTGTCTTTCAACAATTGTTTCAATTGCAACAGGTGGTGGTATTGGTATTTGCATTAGCCTCCAACCAGTAGTATAATATAATATTATATAACATAACATTATATAATATATATAATATAACTAATGTTATATTATATAATATAATATAACTACTTTCTAATAGAAAGTAGATTATATTACTTATCCTAATGCTTGTTGCATTAGGATAAACCTGAACTATAGTGAGGATAGTAGGTAGATTTTCATCTCACCTTTCGTCTACCTACTATCGAACCCTAACGGTAATTAGAGGAGGATTAAGTGTTAAAGATAAACGGATACGATGTACCTGAACACGTTTCCTATTCAAGCATTACCACTTGGTTGTCCTGTGGTTATCGCTATTACTTAACTCGTATTCAACAAGTTGAGGAACAGCCTGCTGCTTGGACTCTTGGTGGTTCTGCTGTGCATAAGGCAACAGAGATTTATGATTTAGAATTATGGAAAACAAATCATGACAGTTAAGTTAATTAAAACTGAGCATGCATTGTTACCTTGGGAGGAAGCAATCTGTGCAAGGATAGGTTACGAAAGACAACTACCTTACCTTGGTAAACCTAAAGCAAACAGGAACTATTCTGAGGGTGATGTGTGGGAAATCTGGCAACACTCTATTGCAGCAGGTAGTGAGTTAGCGTTTGCTCGCATGATAGGCATTGAAGATTTTGTTCCCCATGTTAACAAGTGGAAAACACAGGAAGATGTTCCAGGGTTTGAGATAAGATACTCGTTTAAAAAAACAGGTATCAGGCTTTCAAGTTGGGATGATGAGAACGCAACCTATATTCTTATCGGTGATGGTCTTAATGTTAAGACAAGACGAAACGAATATAACAACTGGGTTAGTGAACCTTATCGTGCACTAGGTTGGGCAACAGGTAAACAAATCAAAGAACATGGTGTGTTGGATACCAAGTATAATTATTGGATGCTACCATTAGATAACACAAACAAGATGGAGCAACTATGAACGTGGATAGTATTTGGACACAGGCTTGGAACTCTGAAGTTGAAGAGATAAAAAAATATCAACACCCAAACTTTGATATTGCTAACCTCAGACAATCTGTTCGCACAACTAAGGCTAACCCTGATGGTGAGAACGCAACTTGGTGGTATGAGAATGGTAAAAAGTTTTTGAACTCTTGGATACAGTGGCGTGCTAATTGTGGTTGGGAAATTTGGGAAACACCACAAGGTGTACCTGCCATTGAGTTAATGCTTGAGATTGAAACAGGTGGTGTTAATATCAAAGGTGCAATAGACCGTGTGTTTGTTACACCACAAGGTGAAATTATTATTGTTGATTTGAAAACAGGTATGCGTACACCACAATCGGATTTACAATTACAGGTGTATGCTTGTATGTTAGAACGCGCCACTGGCGTGCGACCACATTATGGTGCATACTGGATGGCAAGACAAGGTGGCACAAGTGCGCCCACCAAGTTAGATAAGTTTACATTACAAAAGTTAGATGAAATGGTTGGTCTCTTTCAGATTGCACGAGAGAACAATCTTTATCTACCTAACTTTGAGTCATGTAAAATGTGCTCTGTACAAGAGTACTGTTACTGGGTAGACGGTGAAAAGTCTAACAAGTTAGGAGAAATCAATGGCAACAAATGAAGCACTGTTTTCAGTTAGTATGAAAACAAAAAACGGAACCATCCTCACCTTGCGTGCAGATGATTTCGATACATTCTCTAAACACATTGCTGACGCAGTTGGTGGTAACATCAACCTAATCGTTGGTGCTTTAGAAGATGTTGTTCACGGACAACAAGACCCTGTTGCTTACGCTGCGCAAGCGTTAGGTGCAACAAGTGTTGTTACCGAACCTAACATTGGTAGTGGTCCTGTGGCACCACCATCAACACTAGGTTCATATCCTGTACCTACATGCCATCACGGTCCAAAGAAACATAAGAGTGGACAAGGTGCTAAGGGTCCTTGGCAAGCATGGATGTGTCCATCTGCTAAAGGAACACCAGACCAATGTCAACCAATGTGGATTAAACGTGGCGAAGTTGGTTGGGTTGCGTAAGTGAGAACACTCACTAGAACAATTGGTAAAACTGAATCAGGTGGCGAACCATTGCCACCTGTGTTCAGGACATTTGAGTATGCCCAAATTGTTTTACGCAGAAGCGAAGTAAGTATGTTTGCTGGTGCCCCTGGGGCTGGTAAATCAACACTTGCTTTATCGTTAGCAACTTGGATGAAAGTTCCTACCTTGTATGTTTCAGCAGACACAGGTGCACACACAATGAGTATGCGTTTGTTCTCAATGCTTACAGGTAAGAGCCAAGATGAGGCAGAGAAACTTTTATCATCAGATGTTAAGTTTGCTAGAGAAGCAATCAACAAAGGTTCAAGTCATATCTTCTGGTCATTTGATGCAGCACCTACCTTATCTGATTTAGATGAAGAGGTACTTTCATTTGAAGAAGTACACGGTGAGAACCCACACTTGATAGTGCTAGATAACCTTATTGATATCACTGATGGTGGTGGTGAGGAATGGTCATCAATGCGTCAAACAATGAAAGAGATAAAGTTTTTGGCAAGAGATACCAACGCAGCAATTCTTATCCTTCATCACACAAGTGAAGCATTTGATTCTAATCCTTGCCCACCAAGGTCAGCGATTCAAGGTAAAGTTTCACAACTACCAGCACTGATTTGTACCATAGGTCAAACACCTAACGGTATGATGGGTGTTGCGCCAGTAAAGAATCGTTACGGAAAAGCAAACGCTTCTGGGAGTGAACCAGTGTACCTGTCATTCAACCCAGAGTTTATGTACCTTGCTGACCCAAGAGAATCTTTGTGAGAAATGAAGATGGCAGATGTTATATCTGCTCATCTGTATGGTATTGCACTTGCAATAACGAATCGAACATAGGTGAAAATGAGCAACCCAAGTAAGCAGAAAGGTACATCAGCAGAAACTGCTGTTGTTAAATACCTTATAGCCAATGGTTTCCCTGAAGCAGAAAGACGTACGCTTAGTGGCGCCTATGATAAAGGTGACATCTCTGGAGTTAAAGATGTTGTTCTTGAAGTTAAAGACCACAAGAAGATGGACCTTGCTGGTTGGGTTAAAGAGTTAGAAGTTGAAAGAACAAACGCTTTAGCAACAACAGGTGCAGTGATACATAAGAAACGTGGTACAACTAATGTTGGTGAATGGTATGCAACAATGCCTGTAAATTTGTATCTTAAGTTATTAATAGATGCAGGATATTGATGTCTGATTCACCGATAGCAAAAGTGTTGATGCTATATGGGGCTGTCAAAGTCCCATCTGGCAGAGGATGGCGCAGTATGAAATGTCCTTTTCATTCTGACCGTCACGCCTCAGCAACAGTTAACACTGAGGTTAATGCGTTCTCCTGTTTTGCGTGTAGTATTAAAGGAGATTTGTACAAGATAATTATGGAACAAGAAGGGATTGGTTTTCGTGAAGCAAAATCAAGAGCAGAAGAAATTACTGGAACAAGCAACATCACACTACCAAAAGTCAATCAACTTGGCAGAAGAATATCTCGCCAAGAGGGGACTATCACTAGCAGACGCAGAGAAGTTTCGTTTGGGAGTGGTGAACCAACCACTCGTAGGTCACGAAGTATATCAGAACAGACTGGCGATACCTTACATAACTAGAGCAGGTGTTGTTGACATAAGGTTCAGGGCAATAGATTATTCTGAACCAAAATATCTTGGACTCCCTGGCTCCGAAACAAGATTGTACAATGTTGAAGCATACTTTCAGGCAACTGATTGGATATGTTTATGTGAAGGTGAGATAGATACTATGACACTTTCTAAACTTGGTTACCCTGCTATTGGTATTCCAGGTGTAAAAAATATTAAATCACATCATTACAAAATCTTGTCAGACTTTGACAGAATCTATGTGTTCGCTGATGGTGACACAGCAGGTCGTGACTTCGCTAAAGACTTAGCAAGAAAAGTAGCAGGTGTTATACCTATCACCATTCCTGATGGTGAAGATGTTAACAGTTTATTTATCAAAGATGGTTTCGAATGGTTCAAAGGAAAGGTCGCTGCCTAATGTATAACGAAGTAAAATTTGCTGAACTAACCTATGTGTATACAGATGGTTTAGCAGAACTGTTAATCAAGAAACAAAAAGATTATGGACCAAAGAATATTTCTGATTCACCTGGTGGTCCACTAAATGGGTTACGTGTGAGAATGTTTGACAAACTTGCTCGCATCAACAATCTATTAGAAACAGGTGCAAAACCAGAGAACGAATCATTACGTGATTCTTTTATGGACATAGCAAACTATGCAATCATCGCAATGATGGTGCTAGATAAACAATGGGAAGGCGTTGAATGAAACGCATCGTAGTCCTAAGTGATATGCAAATACCTTTGCATAATAAACCAGCAATCAATGCAGTAATAAAGTTTGTTAAAGACTACCAACCAGAAGAACTTTTTTGTGTGGGTGATGAAGCAGATTGTTTAGCCCCTGCTCGTTGGTCTAAAGGATACGTGGCAGAGCATTCTAATTTGCAACGAGACCTTGATGAAACCACTTCTATTATGGGTAAGTTTCGTAAAGCAATAGGTAGTAAACCTTTTCATTTAATGAGAAGTAATCATGGCGATAGAATACAAAGATACATTGAACGTGATGCGCCAGCGTTAGCAACACTTAGAGATTTAAAGTATGAAAAACTTTTAGGCTACCGTGATTTAGAAATAACTTATCACAATAAACTGTGGTCATTTGCCCCTGGTTGGGTGATGGGTCACGGTGATGAAGGTTCAACTTCACGTTACGCAGGTGGCACAGCAATGGCATTAGCCAAAAAAATTGGTATGAGTGTTATCTGTGGACACACACATAAACAAGGATTAATTCACACAAACACAAGTTTCAATGGAAAATATACTTCAAGTCTTTACGGTTTTGAAGTTGGAAACATAATGGATTTGAAACAAGCGACCTACCTCAAGGGTGGTTCAGCAAACTGGCAAAGTGGGTTCGGTATCCTATATGTTGATAGAGGTAAAGTAACCCCAGTACCTGTACCAATGATTGGTAACTCTTTTATTGTAGAAGGAAAAAGTTACAAGTGGTAGATTACATTCCAGAATATAATGCTGTGGTAGATTACATTACAGAATATAATGCTTTAGTTAAGAATGTTTCTTACTCTAAACATAAAGATTATCCTATGGTTCCACAAGAAGATATCATTCAAGAGTTATGGTTATGGTTCCTTGAACACCCTAACAAAGTTGATGAATGGTCCAAAATGGATGACCAAAAACTTGCAACCAAATTAATTAACAGGTCATTGCATAATCGTGCACACGATTTTTGTCAGAAAGAAAAAGCAAGAACAGTTGGGTATGAGATAGCAGATATATCTTACTATCATCGTGATGTGGTTGAAGAACTTCTCCCATCAATCCTTACAGATGATTGGTCTCAACCAGTTTTCTCTGACGTTAACGGTGATAGGAAAACATTTGCACCAAGTGAAGGTGGAAACCTTATGACCATGCAAGCAGATGTTTCTCATGCTTTCGAAAAGATAGCACCACACCACCAAGAACTATTATTACAATGGTATCTAAGTGGTCGTAACTCTAAAGATTTAGGTGTTGCTTTAGGTTTAAGCAGTGAGAATGCTAGGATGAAAGTGACCAGAGCCATAGATGCTATCATCAAAAAATTGGGTGGCAGACCACCTAAATATGATAGTGACTATAAAACAAAAAAAGGCAGGTCGGATATTCCTACCCAACCTGCCGATGAAACTGCCTAATTTTGCCCTTATTTGTCCTCAGAATCGATGTTAAGGGTGACCTTAAACAGAGTCCAAATAGTAAAAGCCCCAAGGCAAATGATGCCCACAACGTTACGTGTATCCCCAGGAGGTAGCACTATCCAAGCGATAGCCAAACCAACCAGAGTAAAGGCTTCCCCAGCCCATGCATCAAGATGTTTCCAGATGAATGATAAAACTTTTCTCACTTTATTCTCCTTGCAGTTGATAGTTGTGTTACAATTATTGCACCAAGTACTACCTGTTGGGCTTGTTGTCGCTCTTCAGGTGTAAACTCAGAACCAAGATTGGATATGGTAGACAATGCAGCAGTTATGGTTTCAGATATTTGTTGGAATGTTTCTTGCAAATTCTTTAATGAAAATACTTGAAGAAATTCAAGGGGAGATTCAGTTTCGTCAATGGTTGAAGTCTCTTCCAGTGAAGGCAACTCGTTCTCCAAAGAAGAAGGGAAATCGTTAAATGACGAATCAACAACTTCTTCTAAAGTATCTTGAACATCTGGAGTCGGAAGTTCAGAGGGCTGTATCAACTCTTCAGAAGGTGCAGGCTGTGGCTCAGATGGCTCTTCAACTGGACCAGTTGGAACCTCTGGATTTTCTGTTGGCGTCGGAGTATCAGACGGTGACGGAGAAGGAGAAGAAGGCTCAGGTGTTGGCTCAGGAGTTGGCGAAGATGAAGTCTGAGTTGGGGTTGGACTAGGTGTAACCACTATTAAATTAGTGGACAACAGGTAAGAACCAACAGGTCTACCTTGGTAAGCAATAAAGTTCCAAGAAGTAGCACGAATAAAATATTCACCAGCCTGCAAAGGAACAGTAATGATGGATGCTAACACATTGATAGCACTATGATTACTGTCATCATTGTAAGCAATACGAGTAGTGTCTTGCCAAAGTTCAATCCAAGAATCAATCCAAGTACCACTATTTTGTGTACCTGTTGTGGTTGAAATGGTTGCATCAACAGGTTCAGTAACTGTAACAGGTACATCCACATAAGGTGTGGTAGAATCAAGATTGATGGTCACGTCATCAGAGTATGATGGGTTAGCAACAAGGGTAGTAAGGATAAAGATAGATATGACAGATAGTAACCTAAACATTTGGTTGACCATTCCTACTGGAACACGCCGTCAATACCTTGCAGATATAATTAAAGAAAGTCAAATCTCTCCAGAAAAAATTGTGATAGTACATACAGTTGAATCAGAACCTATAGAAGGTGTAAATAACATTTGGGATTTAGACCCAGTTAACATTCATAGGTGGTGGAATCGTGGCATAGATGTTGCCAGAACATTCGGTGCTGATTATATTGCTGTACTAAACGATGATGTGGTACTAAAGAACAATCCTATAAATAAGATTGCTTACGGTATGAACAAACTTAAAGCAACACTTGGTTATCCTTTACCATACACAGGACATATACCAGGTTACTGTTGGGTGCTTGATGTTAAATCAAACATCAAAGCAGATGAAACATTCAGATGGTGGTACGGTGATGATGACATTAGATTAAAAGCAAAAGAACAAGGTGAAGTTGTTTACATTCCAGCAGAAGTAGAACACTTACACCCAAACCATTTAACATCCACCAATGAAGAACTAATGAAACTTACAGAAGCAGATAAAGAATACTTTGAAAAGAAGTGGAACCAATGACAACAATAATAGGTCTACAAAAAGAAGACCACTGTTTACTTGTTGCAGACTCACGAATCACAGACGATTCAGGAAGAACCTACACTCATCCAATAGTTACTAAAATAACTAAACGTGGAAAGTTTTTAATAGCAGGAGCAGGGCTAACCTTGCCTTGCGATATTGTGCAACATATTTGGAAACCACCATCATTAACACCAGTGGCTAACAAAGACCCATATCATTATATGGTTGAAACAGTTGCACCATCATTAAGATTTACATTATCTGTCAATGGTTATCAACCTGATAAAGAATCAGATGACCAAGACTTTATCTTTCTCATAGCATTAAACGGAATCATCTACGAAATAGATGACACCTTGTCTGTGCTTATGAGAGATGATGGTATCTATGGCATAGGAAGTGGGGCATCTTATGCCATAGGTGCATTACACGCAGGTGCTTCCTGGAAACAGGCTATGAATATTGCAGCGAAGAACAATGTCTTTACAGCCCCACCATTCATAACGCACAAGCAAACTAAATAGCGAGAATATCCTTTGGGTCTACATCTTTACCAGCAGACCAACGAACATTATCTCTAGCCTCAAAATGTAAATGAGGACCAGAAGAATTACCAGTGTTACCTGACTCTCCTATGTGTTGCCCTTTTTTGATTTCATCGCCAGCCTTGACAAAGGATTTAGATAGATGTGCATAAATAACCCAAGTGTCTTGTCCGTCAATTTTTTGTACAATCTGTGTTCCATAGGCTTTACCCCAGTTAGCGTTAGCAACTTTTCCATCAGCAACAGCAAGAACATCAGTGCCTTGAGGTACTGCAAAGTCAACACCTGTGTGATAACCCTTTGACCACATCTTGCCTTCTTTTTTATAGGCAGTTGTAATCTTTCCATCTTTAATAGGTAAACCCATTCTTATTTGCCGCCTTCAGATTTCTTATTAGCACGTTTGAATACAGCATCAACTTCTTCTTGAGTAAGTTTGCCATCATCAAGAAACGCTTTGGCTAAATCTGTGATAACCTTTGAAACACCTAGTGCTCCAGCAATCAATGCAGACTTAACTGGTTCAACACCTGCAAATGCACCAGCACCAATTGCAGGTAGTGCCATTGTTAAAAACAATGCAACTGAACGAAACAATACATCTTTTAATATACTTAACTTCATTTATCCAACTTCCCTAACTATAACTGTGAGATTGCCACCAAAACCTGAGAAGCCCCCAGATGGTGGTGTTGCTCTTTGGAAACCAACCTGGTCAATGACAACAGTTATCTGCTCACCAGTAGTAAAATCCTGAAAGATAACCTCATCACCTGTTGATTCCAAATCTTCTAATGCTTGAATACGTTCCCAAGAACGACCGTCGTAACCAACTTGTACGTTGTATCTGTCTGTTTCAACGTCAAAACAATACAAAGGTAACTGGATTAGATGCTGTCTTGGTGTTGCTGGTAGTGCACGTAACTGGTATCCCTTAAACGTTGGACCAAGACTATCTTTAGTTGAGGATAAATCTGTTGGGTCCTCGTACCTTGAAAGGGTAAACTTTAAACCAATAAACTCTTGTGAACCAGGAGGATTAATAGTGTTAATCTCTGGTGTACCAATGGTTGAATTGTAGATTGCTGTTTCATAAACTGTGCCATTTGAACCAACAGGTGCAAGAAGTAAACCACCATTACTGTAATCACCACGTGCACGAAGACGTTTAAAGTT